GTTCTTGAATGGCCGAGATTATCCACATGTTGTCGAATTGATAAAAGATTTGCGCGAAGAAAAAGAACGCCGGTACGGCGTCACGCTTCTTGGCCAATTGAAACGGCTGGACGAACTGTCCCGCAGTGCTGAAGAATCCGGACAATTCTCTGCGGCGATCAACGCAGAGAAGATCAGGTCTGCGCTTGGCGGTCTGACCATCGACAGGCGCGAACAGAACCACACTCACCAGCTTGATAAACTGTCCCGCGAAGAGATAGCGGCGCGTCTTGCTGAGATTAGAAAAAGCCACCCTGCGGCCTTCATAGAAGGCGAAGTGATCGAACATGCCCCAGCCGGAACAAAATCTCTGGAAGTCATTCAAGCAGCACCTGCCGAGGAAATCCCACTGGAATCGAGTTGAAAACCGCACAGGCACTGGCATGCCAGACGTGTATTTGGTCATCGATGGTGTGCCGTGCTGGCTTGAACTCAAGGTCATAAAGAAAAACCGTGTCCGGATTGCCGAGTCGCAAATTGCTTGGCACCTGTCGCACACTAGATGCGGCGGGGCGTCGTTTTTCCTGCTGCGAGAAGAGGGGGCAAAGACTGCGCTCCTGTACCGCTCTGCGGACTGCCTTGCGCTCTGCGGCCCGCGTGACAAATGGCCGGAACCTGTCTGCGCGTCCGCGCTTTCAGACATATCTGCGGCCTTGCGATCTGATGCGGTTGAAATTTTGGGCATGAAAAAAACGCGACGTCCCAAGGGAACGCCGCCGCCTGTTAATGAGTTTTAAAAATGATGTTCCGCGCGGGCATTTCCCAGCACAGGACGCAATCACCGCAACCGCCGGTCTTGCCTTCCTGTTCTGGACAAATCAAGCTTTCACCTTTTACCGGCTGCGCTAACGCTTCACTGTTGGCACTGTCTGGCAAATCAGGGCGATCAGACCAGCGAATTCTGAACCGGTCAGGATGCCGATCCTTCACCCGTTGGATGGCTTGCCCAATGTCGCGTTCTAATGGAATGATACTGTCGGGCCAGTTATGCGAGTAGCCCCATGCGGCCAGCTTCGGGTGATCATCCAGCCACCTGCCCCATTGTTCGACGTACTCGACCGACCAAAAATCGCCCAAAACATGCAACCGAACCAGCGTCAGCTTTTCATGGCGGGCTTTTAATTCGTCGTCAATCTTGGCGATTAACTCCGGACCATGTTCCAGCCGGTGTGCGAATGGCATGTTATTGCCATAGCAAGACTCTAGATGGTGACATGTTGCGGGGCATGTTGCCCGCTCTTCTAGCGTCAGAGTGTGGACGCGATAACCTTTGAATCGGCCTTTTATGACCTCTTTTAATAGCTTCTTATTGGTGACAGGCTTCAACACTTTAAACGTGTAACCCGCCATTTTGCGGCGGCTTTTTATATATCTCGTTTGCATCTGCATTGGTTTAGATTCCTCGTTATGGGTTGTTAAAACAGTATTGCAAATAATCCCAGCCCGCACAATAAAAAACCAATTTGCAGAAATGGGATTCCCTGCTATTTCCTCGGATTTATTGGAATTTCGCAGAATTCCGTTTCGGTTTTTCTTGCACCGTGTACCGTGTCAGGCCGTTCTATTTTCATTTGCGGGCCTTGCCTGCGCGCCGTCGCTGTCAAAAAAACCGTGTTTCGCGGGCCATGATCCACTGGCGGGCCTTGCGTTCTGCGGCCTGCGCGCCTTTGCTGTCAAAGGGACGCGGGCACAAAAAGACGGCGGGCTGATTCAGCCCGCCGTTGCTCCTAGTATCCACTGAACTCATCGCGACCAACACCGGCCGCTGGCTCTAGATCCTCATCATGCCAGTAATTTGAATCAGTGAACACATCCTCGCGGTATCGCTTGCGGTTGTCCGCCTCGACTTCGTCGCAGCACAGGTGGCACATGCGACCACCGAGCGCCAGCCCGCGCGCGTCGTACTCGTACCAAGTATATTCTTTGTTGCCGTTTTCATCGCGATGCTCACATGTGTTGTAGCCGTGTTCAAAAAATTTCTTAGTCATGTTCGATGTCTCCAAGTAGGTTAACGATGGCTTTATATTAACAAAATCTTTTTTCAAAAACAGTCTTGGCATCTGCGGCACCCGCCGTACGCTGGGGGGGAGGGGGGGAGTAAAGCCACACGTTCCTCGATCCCTTGCGCTCTGCGGCCTGCGCACTTCGCCCAAAGTAGCGGGCATTAGAAGAAAAAAATGGCTCACGCTGTGGAGGAACAAGATCGCTGTTCCAGCGTGAGCCTAGTGCCATCGACAGCGATCTATCCGATGCTTGTTACACGGTACTTGGTCTTAGCCAACTTACCCATCCGCTGTGTTGCCACGATAGCCCGCTTGCGGACGGCGGGCATCAACGCGGTGACCACGCTGCTCTTGCTGAGATTTACACGACCGGCAAGCTGCTGCGCGGACAGCCATTCCTTGGACAGCAGATCTATGGCCTTGATGACCTTGGCCTCGGCAACCTTTGGCTTTCCCTTCATCGGGTGGGCCACAGTCACGTCAGCGTTCTGTTCGGCGATGACTTCGCGGACGAAGTTGGACACTGTGTTCAAATGGTTCAGTGCATCAATGCGGACGATCTCGCCCCGAGTGTACTTATATAATTCCAGCAAGCTGGTAAGCACATCCTGCTTCTGCTCTAACTTCTTTGTTTCATCTTCCATCATTTTCTATTCTCCTCTAGTTGATGGCTTCAACAATGGGATAATTCCCATATTCCGAGTATGCCCCTTTTAAGAGATCGGGCCAAGAAAAATATTAACAAAAAAACTAAATAAATTACTTGACTGCGCCTTTAACTGCGCGCGGAATTGGGTGGGTTTATTGACGGGCGGGGGTCACACGTTCCTCGATCCCTTGCGCTCTGCGGCCTGCGTCCTGAGTAAAAAATACAGTCATAAATAAATAAGGAAGAGGCGACCGCAGCCGCCTCCTCTCTGTCATTCTGCCGCTTGGCTTTCAAGCTCGATCTCGTACTTGAGATGTCGGCACTCGCGTATTGTCCGGTCTAGAAAATAGATGAGTGCTTTGTCGTCAGGGTTTTTGAGTTGGCTCTCCAAGCATGTGACACAGGCTTTGATGCCATCGATGGTCTGCTGCAAAGCCAGCTTCTTGTTTGCTTCCAACATCACGCCGCCTCCCGCTGGCGCTCGATGACCTCGGCCAGCTTTTGCGCGACATCTGCGACGGTGTCTACATGCACCTCGGCGCATCCCATCCCAGTGATGGTGTAGCCGGGATAGCCCTGATAGGTGGTCTTGATGATGGTGATGCCAAGAGCCTTGGCGATGAGATGTAGATGCTTCATTGGTTGTCCTCCTCTTCCGCGTCCTCGACGCATTCATCACAGGCGTAGTCGCCGCCGAACTCGTTGACGATCAGCCAGCAGTATTCGCAGTCCAGATTGGGTTTAACATCAGTCATTGGTTGTCCTCCTTATTGACTCTTATAAGCTAGCAAATATCCCAGCCTGTGGCGAGACGAAAAATAATCATATGAGTTGAATAAATGTGTTGACTGCGGCCTACCACGCGCCACGCTGGGTGGGAGGGGGGGAGTAAAGCCACACGTTCTTCGAACCCAAGGGGTTACTGGGTGGATTTGGCAAATAAGTTTTTATCGTGTTGCCCCCTCCCCCCATATTTGATGTGTGGTGTTACTAAATAGTGTATATATTACAGGGTTTGATAAATTCATTTGAGTGTAATATCGTTGGGCCATGAATCTTGATGCTCTCCCCAAAGAGGTGTTACAGGAAGTCTTGCTGCTTGAAGAGCAAAGACAGCGCCTGGAGACCCGCGATCTGGCTCAAGAAGATTTCATGGCATACGTGCAGCACGTATATGAAGGCTTTATTGTTGGCCGGCACCATAAAATCATTTCTGAAAAACTTGAGCGCATAGCGTCGGGTGACTTGAAGCGTTTGATAGTCAACATGCCGCCTCGTCATTCGAAGTCAGAATTTGCTTCTTATCTTATGCCGTCTTGGTTCCTTGGTAGAAATTCCAAGTTAAAAATCATTCAGGCTACAATGAACACCGAACTTGCTGTAAGATTTGGGCGCAAGGTCCGAGATCTGATCGCCGACCCGATATATCGGGAAATCTTTCCCGACACGGACCTAAAACAGGACAGCCAAGCTGCGGGTCGTTGGGAGACCAGCGCAGGCGGGGAATATTTTGCAGCGGGGGTGGGTGCTGCAATGACCGGTCGTGGCGCAGATTTGTTGATTATTGACGATCCACACTCAGAGCAGGACGCTTTATCGGCATCTGCTTATGACAACACGTATGAATGGTACACATCTGGCCCCCGTCAGCGTCTTCAGCCGGGTGGTTCCATCATCATTGTGCAGACAAGGTGGTCAAAAAAGGACTTAACGGGCCGGTTACTGACTGCGCAGGCCGCTGACATGATGGCTGACCAGTGGGAGATAGTGGAATTCCCTGCAATTATGCCGTCGGGGGAACCGCTGTGGCCTGAATTTTGGAACAAAGACGAGCTTTTAAAGGTAAAAGCGTCACTTTCACTAGGAAAGTGGAACGCGCAGTGGCAACAGAACCCCACATCTGAAGAAACCGCTGTTATTAAGCGTGAATGGTGGAACGAATGGGAAGAAGAAGACATTCCAAAGCTGGAATACATCATACAGTCCTATGATACGGCGTATTCTAAGAAAGAAACCGCCGATTTCTCTGCAATTACGACGTGGGGCGTGTTTGAGCCTCTTGGAAATGGCGATCAGCACCTAATTTTGCTAGACGCAAAGCGTGGTAGATGGAATTTCCCAGAATTGAAGCAGATTGCACAGGAAGAAAACGACTATTGGGAACCTGACATGATGTTAATCGAGGCCAAGGCGAGTGGTACGCCCTTGGCGGACGAGATGAGGTTACTTAACCTGCCTGTTATAACCTTTTCACCGGGCCGGAAAAGAGGCGGGGGCGGTTTGGACAAGACCACACGCATGCATATGGCTTCTCCTATATTTGAATCAGGAAAAGTTTGGTATCCTGCCGCGAAGAAGTTCGCGGAGGAAGTAATAGAAGAAGTTGCTTCGTTTCCAAATGGCGAACATGATGATTTCTGTGATAGTATGACTATGGCCTTGATGCGCTTCCGTCAGGGTGGTTTTATCAGCTTGCAGGGTGAAGAGCTAGAGGACATGCTCCCCGGCAGAAAGCGCGAG